ATCAGTTGTTTAGTTAGCTCATACATTCGTTCTTTCGCTAACATCTCTTAACTAACAGATTGATTAGTGGTTCGTTAAATAAGTTTTTAAGGATAGGTGTGTTTACACGGTAAACGTTGTAAATCTAAACTCTAACTTTAGGATTACAAGGTAACTATATAATGATACTTATGTATTTAAACTAACTACGTCATCACCTTATATAACAGCTACTATAGAAGTTTTGTTATAGCTACATCCAAGTGACAGCTACAGCTTTGTTATTACGCTTATGAAAGCTATCAGTGAAGTCTTGTAGTTCTTTATGAAGTAGTTCTTGTTGTCTATCAACCATCGATTGGTCAGCGTTAGCAGCCATCTGCTGCGTCCAGTAACCAACAGCGATTGATAGAGCGTCAAGACGGTCATCGTGTACTAAGCTACCCTTATCTCTTGTTATCCTTGATAGCTGATACATTAACATATATCTAGTCTGTTGTTCTATGGGGTACGTCAAAGCTGACCTGTAATCATTTGTTATAACAGAAGGGTCTACAACAAGTCTATGAGCGTTAAGTACAGGTTCCATTACATCGACGATACGAAGTTCCTTTTGTTTGTTATGACGTACTTCTTCTATGGTTACAGGATAGGTGGTACGAAACAAAGGTTTAATCAGCTCCATAAACATACCGTCTCCAAAGTTAGACTCTATAACAACGATATTAACTTTGTTATCCTTTGCTATAGCTACCAGCTGTTTAAGTGTCTTCTCGTCGTAACCGCCCCGTATACCACCCGCATCAGGTACGTACAGTTGTCCGTTAAGCATCTTTACTACAGCGTACCCAGTTTCGTCCTTACCACGCCCACTAGGGTCAATAGATAGCACAGAGCCGCTATACGGTATCATATCACCTACAGTTGAAGAGGGTCTCCTAAATCGATCCCCCGCCAATCCGACATTTGGTAGGTCACGATCCGTATTATCCGGGTCAGATGACCACACAATCTTTTCAGGGGCTAGGTCTACATCCACATCAGATATTATCAGATCGTTTATCTTTAGTGGGTATCTATCAGCATCAGACAGCTTCGGGTTCAACATGAACTGTAAGGCGTACCCGGTACGACCGTACGACATCTTACGTTCCTCTAGGTCGAGATCAGTGAACCGTAGGGGTTCTGTAGAGGTACCTACTGTGTCTTCGTTTATATCGTCCGCTATACGGGGTGCTAGATCGCCTCCGTAGTTGTTAGTAGCTTCTGACTCGTCTGGATACTCTGAAGGCCATATACGGCTCTTGTAGCCCCTCTCTCGCAGTTTGTTGTATATACTGTCCTCACACTGAGGAGTACCTAGAAAGATGATACGGGAGGTGTCGAGTGGTTTAACGATAGCGTCGAACTCCTTTACTTGTTCATCGAGCTTATCTCTCATACCTTGTGTAGCACTGTTATTAGCTACCTCTACGTCGTCCGCTACGATAATGTCTGCACGACTACCTGTGAGCTGTGACGATATACCTAGGGACTTAACAGAGGGAGCGTGAGAAGCTGGAGCTGGTCCTACATCAAATGCTATCTTACTGAATCGTTGGTTCTCTGACGGCTTTAGTCCTTGTAGTATAGGAATCTCTTGGATGATACGAAGTGTAAACGTAGAGAAGTCATCCGATCTATTCTTACTGGCAGATACAACAAGTATGTTCTTCGATGGATTAAGCAGTAGCTGATGCGCTACAAAAGCAGAACAGACCCACGATTTTCCTACGCCCCGAAACGCCATGATAACAGACCGCTTAGGGCCGTGTTGTAGGTACTCCGCTATATCGTATTGAAGCGGTGTCGGGTCGGGCAGATTAAGGTGTTTCCAAACTAAGTATAGAAAGTTTCTAAAGTCCTTGAGCTTGGGTGGTATCTCGATGTTGTTCTTCTTCTTCAAATGGTAACGCTTTTAATTGATGGTCTAATGCTTCCAATGGCGTACCGACACCGCTGTCCATAGTAACGTTGTTATCTTTGAGGAACTGTCTAGCTCCATTGAGTAAAGCAGCGTTGTACTCCCCCATATCTTCCATCATATCTATGCTGTTGCTAAACGCCCCTGCTATCTTATCGTGCAGTTTACTTCCCTCTTTATGACTAAGCATGGTGTTATATTACTAACTGTTGTTATCTTTGTAAACAAAAAGAGGCGGCTCCGAAGAACCGCCCCTTAATGATGGATGAGCTGTAAAGCTTAGCTTAAAGCAGCTTCGAACTCGGATACCGTTCCTAACTCAGTACCGTTGTGGTAAAGGTTAGCGTCGAGATCAGCGAGTGCAGCAGAGCCGTCCGTTCCGGAGATGTCGGAAGAAGCAGCAGTTGCGGAGGTTGAAAGAACCTTGAACTTGTCGTCTCCTTCGTCCCAGATGAATGCAACATTGCTTTCGGAAGAACCACGCTCAACGATGAAACCACCGTCATTAGAAGCGTTAGCACCGGAAGCAGCACCCTTCGACAGATTCATGATCGAGTCAGAAACGTCGATGTTGGTGGTCTGTACGGAAGTAGTTGTACCAGATACAGTTAAGTTACCGCTGAATACAGCGTTAGCAGCACTGATGTCACCACTGAACGAAGCAGAGTTACCGTCAGAAGCGAGCGATCCAGCTTGAGTTTGCAGAGCAGAGATGTCTGAATCGTTGCTGGAAACGTTGCTTTGAAGGGTTGAGATGTCACTATCATTCGAAGAAACGTTCGATTGAAGAGTAGCGATGTCGCTGTCGTTGGAGCTAACGTTGGATTGCAAAGTAGCGATATCCGAGTCATTGCTGCTTACGTTAGATTGTAAGGTAGAAATGTCAGAGTCGTTAGAAGCAACAGCGTCAGCAACAGTCTTTAACTGAGTATCAAGAGCTTCATCAGCAGCTTTAAGGCTGGCTACAGAACCGAGATAGTTGGTCGAACCGTTAGCACTGTAGGAACCGTCAGTACCTAAACCAGCACCACTTTGAGTAGCATCTACTTCGGACTGAAGAGCTGAGGTGTCGGAAGCAACACTATCAACATAAGCCTTGGTGGCGGCGTGAAGGGAAGCAGTAGGAGCACCACTCAGGGTCAAAGCCCCGGTCATTGTTCCGCCTGCGAGGGCGAGCTTCTTATCAAGCTCTACTTTTGTTTTTTGACCCAACTGGGTAAGCAAACTAGACATAATTATATACTTTCTGTTTGAGGTTAATTTATGTGAATAAAGAGTATAAGTTCAGCTTATAGCTGTCAAGCGGGCTCGGTGATTAAAATAGCTCCAGCCTCAGTAGTTAAGCTGTCTCCATCTTCCGCAAGTATATGAGTAACAGTAGGTACTGCACCGCCAAGCTCTACAATTTTCCATTCATTACCATCGTCAACAGCTATACAAGGACCATCGTTCCCGTCGCCATTAGTAACATATATGATACGCCCTGATGTACCAGCAGTCGGTAAACTGTCTGTTTGATATGATCCTATTTGCAGAGATTGTGATATATTTACCGAACCACTAATCAAGCCTCCAGACTTATCAAACTTGTTATCAAGCTTGGCTTTAACCTTCTGACCTAACTGTGTAAGTAAACTGCTCATCTAAATCTATGGTGTACTTAGACCGTCTAAGAAATCGTTGTAATCTCCTACTTCCTCTTCCCGTGCATCTAAGAAGTACGGCAAATCATTCCAAGCATCTGAACCGTTTCCGATCTTAATCCTGTTACGACTGTCATCCAATTCAATGCCCAGTTCACCTTCTAAAAGCACAGGGTTGCTGGATGCCCAGTTAGCTGCGGTATCTCGTCTAAGTTGTATTCTTTTACTAAATGTAGCCATTTGTTATGCTCCTCCTCCTTCGTAAACATCTAAGTTATCACTAGCAGTAGCTCCTTGAGAATCGATCTGTGGGTCACTCAACGGTGCATTACCACCACTCAACCCGATAATGTCAGGGTCAGATGTAATAGAATCTGTTATCGCTTTTGCAGCAGCCGTCGTAGCTACCGCTTCCGTAACACCACCAGCAGCTACTGCCCCAAGTGTATTGTACTGAGCGATTAATGGACTCGGTCTAGCTACACGAGGTCTTCTGTACGGTCTAGCCATGTCAGCACTTCCACCTACGCAACGCCAAAGCTTTACGAGTAGGACGACCTTTACTGTCTGTCATCGGTCCCTTTACTCCAGACATACGAGCACAGAAGGAACGCTTACGTGGACCTCCTCCGGGCTGTGGGGCTTTCAGTTTAGAACCAGTCGCTCTGTTGTACTTCCGTCTACCCTTTGCAGTGAGTCCGCCCTTCTTGCTTTTCTCACCTCTGCCTATGGATAACGATACACCCATCTTACTTCTTCTTCTTCGGAAACCCACGCTTCATGTTAGCGTAAGCCTTTGGTGTAATCGTTGACTTCTTTTTGCTACGGCTAATGCCTAGCTTCTTTCTTCTGTTAATGTTTGCGTATAATCCTTTTGGCATATCTATTTCCTCACTAATATTTCCATCATGCGGTCTAACTTACCGTGCAGTTCTTTGATTGATTCTTCTACCTTTGCAATACGAGTTTCAACAGCAATGTCCCGCTCTCGTTGTGCAGCTAACTCCACCTCTATCTTAGTCATTCTTTTCTCACCGAGATCAAGACGTTCAATA